TCCCTGACAAGCTCGTGATTGGCATTGTTTTTTCTTGTATTGTTCTACCAAAGCTTCTCAAACCAGTCTGGGACAAAAACAAAACGTCCGTACCTGTGTACTGCACAGTGTCCCTACCGACACAACCCACGCCGGACACAGTGTCGGCCAGTGCCATAGTAGCCGGAGCGTCAGCACCGGAATACACAACGATACTGTGCTTGCCAAAGATAATCAAAAGATTATTATGGGCAGCCAGTGCTACAATCTCGTCACGACCGTCCGGCCAGACTTTAGAAATGTCAATAGCACCGGAAGTGCCGCCTGTCCAGTCATGGCCTATCAGAAGATCAGACCAGTAGACTTTGGACTTGTCAGCAGAAAAATCAGCAGTCCATAGACGCCCATAAGCAGCCAGGACTTCATTGCCGTACATAGCAGAAGTAACACCAGCTGCACCAGCGACAGTACTCAGTTTAATCACTGCGCCACCAGCGTTGTCATAAACCAGAGGTTCGTACCCACGCTGAAAGAAGTATACCTTGTCATTAAAGTTGACCATCTTCCAAGCATCAGAAGTAATCGTGTAGCTGCCTGGAGTTTCGTCAACAAGAGTAGTAGTACCGCTGAGTATCTTATTGTTGCCTACTGAGAAGACTTTAGTGTTGCCCAAGTCGTCTCTGAACTCCTTCATTGCAACAATAGTTGCCGTACCTAACTCAGTTTTGTCCGTAGTAAGGACAGTAATACCTTTACGTGCAGCAATACGACCACGTTTGTCAATCACAGCGTTGTCAGCTGTTTCAGCAAAAGACGGGTCCTGAGCTAGAGGCGAGTCTTCAGTATTAATACCTTTGAACGCCGGAGCTACAAGATTAATACTTTTCAGTTCTTGAGCCATATAAAGCTACCTCAGACGGTATAAAAAATAGTTTGCTCTGGAACATTACCTGCGTCTTGTGCAATAGCGTCTGACAGGTACTTGTTAGCAATAGAGAAGTACTCTTGTGTCGAAGTACCACCAGTCTCCCCACGTTCTCGTGCGGCCAGTGCTACAGCTAAGTGAATCACAGGCATCGTGGGTAAATAAAGAACATCATCGTCGCCAGACAAAGGATCATTATTAGCTGCTGTGTACACTTTTAAGTAGTAATGGCTTCCATTTTCAGGAAGAGGCCATACCCTAATTGAAGCGTTGTTTCCAGTAGTGTAAATCCCTGGATATTCAGTTAAAGTAGCTCCAAACTCAGATGAAGAAATAAAATTAAGAGAATTTACTGGAGAAAAAGCCCAGTATAAAGGCTCCCCTAGTTCTAGTGGTCCTATATCGTACTTTTCTATCATCTCATCTTGAGATATTTGAGTAAGAGTACGTAAACCGCCGCCTCTCCAGTTGTTAGCAAAAGAAATTGAAATAGCTTCTTCCGCTTCCCAACCCATAACAACTTTTTTAACTTTAGGCGTTAAACCAGCTCCTTTTAATTCTATATCTAGCTCTTGTACAACTTGATAAGCACCTGGATTAGACGCACTAGGAACGTCAGGGATATCCGCTATAAAAGTAGCTGTGTTTAAAACTTTCCAGTCCCAAGCATCCTCCACAAGTCTTTTGGCGTCATTAACAATGTCCCCAATGAGCTTACTGTAAGAAGTAGACTGTACAGTAGTTACTTCAGTTTCACGAAGTCTTCTTAGGACATTATTGACCAATTCTAGATAAGTCATTAGTACATTCCTTGAAACAAGCTTTGTTGAATAATACGATTAAGCTCAACGTCATAATCTCTGGGCTGATAGTAGACACCCACGAACTCCGGTAGTTGATAACTTAGGCCACCCATGTAGCCTTGGAATGGCTTGGGTGAAAACATGCCGCCTGCGCTAACTGGTGCTCCATCACCTGTTCCGTCACCAGTTCCGTCGCCACCAGTGCCTTCACCAGTTCCGTCTGTGCCGATACCTTCGACACCAGTGCCTTCATCTCCAGTGCCTTCAGTTCCTGCACCAGTCCCTACAGTTGTTGTGTCTCCTACGTCACCAGCGCCAGTACCTGCGTCTCCTCCTTCGGCAGTGCCCGTGTCGGATACACCAGTACCGTCTCCAGTGTCTACAGTGGCTGTGTCTACAGTATCTGTAATTATTTCTTCAGTTACTTCTTCAGTAGGAACTGTAGTTACTTCTTCAGTAGGAACTGTAGTTACTTCTTCAGTAGGAACTGTAGTTACTTCTTCAGTAGGAACTGTAGTTACTTCTTCAGTAGGAACTGTAGTTACTTCTTCAGTAGGAACTGTAGTTACTTCTTCAGTAGGAACTGTAGTTACTTCTTCAGTACCTGTTGGTAAAAAAATATCAATAACGTCTTCTTCAGTAACAGTTTCTTCTTCTGGAATATATGGCTCGCCTGAACCAAGAATATCTCCAGTGTCTCCTACATCAAAAACTTCAGGATTATCAGGATTCCACGTTGGGTCTTCTGCTGTTCTTACCCAGTTGTCGTCGTTTTCATAAATACTAACGTCTACAACAAACTTTCCTTCTTCATCTTCAGTAACAACACCTTCTTGTGCTAAAACATCAGGGTCTATTTGTACCCAACGTCCGTTGCCAATGTAAACCCATGGTCCGTTGGGAAGAGCAAAAGGACGATCCTGTACGTCTTCACCACCAGTAAGCATACCGCCTTCACCACTATCGTCCGTAGTGGAAGTGACATCAGTTTGTGTAGCATCTGTAGCCTCAGCAGCTTCATCTGTAGCCTCAGCAGCTTCACCAGTGTCTGCTGCTTCAGTAGCGTCCGTAGCACCGCCACCGCCAGCTTCTTCTTCTATTTGAGGATTTCTAAGGACAACAGAACCTTCTGGAATAACATTACCTTCTGCGTCCGTCAGTATTTTATCCGTGTCCGGAAAAGGCTCGTACCAGTCATGTAGAGGATGTTCAGGATCATCCATAATTTCTTTAAGTTCTTCCTGAGTAACTACCTTATCTCCTTCATCAATAAAGATAGTGTCAATTCCTTCTTCACCTCCAAGAACTACATCAGCGCCTACTATGTCCTCGTCAGTTGGTAGTAGAAAAGGATCTACAGTTCCTAGCAAGTCTTCGTCTTCTGCTAAAAGATCTTCTTCAGCTGCTTGAGCTTCAGCTGCTAAATCATCGTACTCCTGCTTGTTCTCATAACCTAAAGTTTGGTACAGCAAGTCACCCTGATCTTCTTCAACATTTACTATATATTCTCCGGAAAGAATTTTGTCTATATAGCTATTTTTTGTGTATGAAGACCAATCAGATAGTCTAGAAGACTCAATTATAGTAGAAACATAGTCTCTTAGCTCTTCGTCAGAAGGACTATTACCAAAACGTAACTCAAAAAGATTTCTTATGTCATCTATGCTTAACCCTACTCTATTCGCGTACTTATCTTCAGTAGCAAATGCTTCAGGGTCACTTAACCAAAAGTCAACTTCTTTGTCTTTAGAAAAAGCACTTGCCCAGTTACTAAAAGCACCAGAGCTTGTGGTTGTAGTGTCGTCAGTAGTCGTAACCGGAGTTTCATCTACAGTTTCAACTGTAGTCGTAACTGGAGTTTCATCTACAGTTTCAACTGTAGTCGTAACTGGAGCTTCATCTACAGTTTCATCTATAGTTTCAACTGTAGTCGTAACTGGAGCTTCATCTACAGTTTCATCTACAGTTTCAACTGTAGTCGTAACTGGAGCTTCATCTACAGTTTCAATAGTCTCTTGTTGTTCTGCTTCTAAGTCAGAAACTACGTCTTCGCTGATGACTTCTTCTTTGTCTTCTTCAGGTGCTTGAGCGTCAATCCAGGCTTGGCCTACATCCGTAACTTGTCCTTGAGCAATGGCTGCTACTTCAGCCATAAACTCGTTGTAGTTGCTGTCAGCTACTGTTGGAACATTGTCTAAGCCTAAGTGTTCAGCTGCTTGTTCTTTGGCCCAGTTAAAAAGAGCAACACCTGCTTCAATCCTAGTTGCTCCTGTTAAACCAGCCATTAGCGCAGCAAAATTATCAGGATACTCTGCTTGAAGCGCCCCTAAGAACTCCCCTAAGTCTTCTTCTGTAAGCTCACCGCTTTGTAACCCAAGTTGATCTTCAATTTCTGGTGCTATTTCATCAAAAGCTTTTCCAGAAAGGTCATAGATAAGCAAAGGGTTTATAGAAAAGTTTGCTAAAGCTTGTCTAGTTGCCCATGCGCCACCCCAGTCAATTCCTGTCCCTCCAATTTGTATCTGTGCTATTTTTTCTGCAAAATCCATGCTACACTCCCAAGCCTTCTTTACCAACTTGCAACAGCATGAAGCTCTTGTTAGGCATGTCAAAAGTTCTCAGGTTGGAGTCAGTATTGCTAAGAAGTCTTTGGAATATCTTAAGACACTTACTTATTGAACAGTCAGCGGTGGCTTCAAACTCGTCCACATTTTTTTGTTGCAGACGTTTGAAGTACTTTTTGCAGTTGTTGATAAAGTTTCTGCCAGTGTCTGCATTAAAGACCTGACCACTTGCTCTACCATTTAGCATACTATAAATAAACAAAGTGTTTCCTAGTTGCACAAAGTCATCTGATCTGTCTA